CCGTGGAAGTGGCCGTGCTGTCGCGCGTGGCCGATGGCACCGCCGCCGATGACTTGCTGGCCGCCGTCACCGCAGTGCTGAACGCAGGCGACACGCGCCCGATGACGGACAACGTGACGGTTCAATCCGCCGTCATCACGAATTACACCGTGCAGGCCACCATCACGACTTACAGCGGGCCGGACAGCGCCGTGGTGATGGCTGCCGCCCAGGCCGCAATCGAGGCGTTCACCGAGCAGAACCACCGGCTGGGCCGCGATATCACGCTGTCCGGTGTCTACGCGGCGCTGCACCAGGCTGGCGTCCAGAAAGTCACGCTAGTGCAGCCTGCCGCTGACATCGTGTGCGACTGGAACCAGGCAGCCTACTGCACCACCATTGCCTTGACTTACGGCGGCGTTGATGACTGACACGCTGCTGCCCATCAACGCGACAGCGCAGGAACGCGCGCTAGAAGCGGCCACGGCGCGCATTTCTGACGTGCCGGTGCTGGTGCGCGAATCCTGGAATCCTGACACCTGCCCCGCGGCACTGCTGCCGTGGCTGGCGCAGGCGTTTTCCGTGGACGCCTGGGATGCGAACTGGACCGATGCGCAGAAGCGCCAGGCCATCAAGGATTCCGTTTTCGTCCACCGCCACAAGGGCACGATTGGCGCGGTGCAGCGTGCGCTGGCGGCCATCGGCCTGAACGTCCAGGTGCAGGAGTGGTTTAACCAGCTGCCAGCTGGCGACCCGTACACGTTCCGCCTGCTGATGACGGCGGACCATGTTGGTTTCGACCAGAACGCCATCGCCAAGGTGGGGGGGCTGGTTGACGCCACCAAGAATCTGCGCTCGCACCTGTCAGCAATCGTTCCGACCGTGCTGACGGCTGCAGGGCCGACGATTGCCGCCGTGACGGCGATGGGCACGGAAATCACCTGCACTGGCTACGTGTACACGTTGCTGGCGGACGGCAGCGTGGTGGCGGACGGGACCTACAAGGCCACCGGCATCAAGCTGAATTGAATTCAAAGGATGAATTGAGACATGACGACACCCGCGACGATGCCGAACAACCTGGGCGCCACCGCTGGCTGGGACCCTGTGCCGCAGTGGGAAACTAACACGCCGCTGAAGGGCGGGCCTGGCAATGAAATGAATGTGGCGCCGCAGGCGCTGCTGAATCGCACGGAACTGCTGAAGGCGCGGCACGTCGCCGACTACACCGCGCTGCGTGCGCTGACGGCGGACGTGAAGGCCGTGTATGTAACCGGCTATTTGGTCACCAGTGTGCCATCCGGTATTGCTGGCGATTTCGTACGCGACGACAGTGACACGACCACCATTGACGATGGCGCGCTGTGCATTGTGGATGCGCTTGGCCGACGCTGGAAGCGCCAGTACAACGGCATCGTCAATTTCCAGTGGTTCGGTGCGCTTGGTAATGGCGTTGCCGACGATTCGAACGCCGTGCAGGCCGCGCTGAATAACAAGAGCTGCCGCCGCTTCATGCTGACGCCTGGTTATTACAACCTGACCAGGACGATGATTATCAACCAGGACACCTACATTGAAGGTGCAGGCGGGTCTGGTGAAATCAACGGGCAGAAGATCAGCCAGTTCAACGTCACCGGCGACTTTGATGGCTTCGCGGTGAATACCGGCGCTCCTGGCTACTACGGCTGGCTGACGATGAAGCGCATTTCGATCAGCAAGACGGGCGGCACGGCCAACACCAACACCGGATTGAAAGTAGCCAACTTCGCACCGCACGTCATTCTGGAATCAGTAGCGTGCTGGCATTTCGCCACCGGCTTCGACATTTACGGCGGCCTCATGCAGTTGAACAGCTGCGATGCGCGCTGGAACACGCTTGGTTATAAGATCAAAGGCACGTCGTTCATTGCTCAGAACTGCTATGCAAAGGATGGCGTCACGGGCTATCAAATCTCCGACCAGACCGTGTATTCCTGCCTGATTAGCTGCGCATCGGACAACAACTCTGGCAACGCCTACGAATTCATCGGTACGACTGGGCCGTTCAACACGTCTTACCTCAACACCAGCAGCATTGTGGAAATGCACAACTGCGGTGCGGAAGTTTGCGGTGGATATTTGAAGGTAGACGGTAACTTTAAGCTTGATGTGAGCAACCCGGCTGTCTCCAATATCAGCGGTAAGCCGAGTTTCTTGAATGTCGAAAGTGCGCGCCGCGTTGTTCTGCGCGGGCTGGAAAAAATCCCGCTGACGGATTGGCTGTACGTGAACACGGCGAAATGCACGCCTGATGTGGTGGTGGTGGAAGGTGACTTCCCACCGCAGAACTTGGCTTCGCCCCCAGCCCCGACCTACAGCGGCAGCACGGTTGGCGTAACGGCCACGAAAACGAGTTACGGACTTACGCCAGCCGTTGGCACGCTGATGCCGCTCGCGAAAACGCGCGTCCCGTACTTCAACATCAACAGCGTTGGCGCTGGCGCGAACAACTATTCCGTCATCGAAAAGGGCGTGTTCGCATCGCAGGCTACCGCTGCCAGTAAGCTGCGTTTCCGCGCCAAGGTGCTGACCAACGGCCACAAGGTCTGCGCCCGCATCAAGTTCCTGGCGTTGAACACGAGCGGCGCAGGCGACTCGGGCGGCGACATTTTCCTGACTGCCCAGAACTCGGGCGGTGCGATTAACCGGAATGCGAAGTCCACAGCAACGGACGTGACTGTGACGATGAGCGCATCAGCGACGAATGCTGATGGCAGTACCTACGTCTACTTCGACATCGCATCAACTCAGACATTCCAGTACCTGTGGGACGCGGAATGCTACTGCGTCTATGAGTTGTTCCAGCCGGACATGGTAACTGAATACAACAACTGGACGGTTTCGCGGACCTGATCGCGCTGAAAGAACATGGCCAATTACAAAACTATCCACACCACCTACGGCCTGCAGCGCATGGGGCAGGCCGAGGCGACCGGCACGCCGATCAACTTGACGAAGATGGCGGTGGGCGACGGGAACGGGAACCCGGTGACGCTGAGCGCATCGCAGACGAACCTGGTGCGCGAGATCGCGGGCACGCGGCTGAACATCAATGCGATTTACCAGGACCCGACGGACCCGACGAAGCTGACGGCGGAACTGATCGTTCCCGCATCGCTGGGTGGCTTCGTCATGCGCGAAGTCGGCATCTATGATGATGCTGGTGGCCTGTTCGCAGTCGGCAACCTGCCTGACACCTACAAGCCGAACAGCAGCGAAGGCGCATTCGCTGACACTGTGGTGCGCATGGTGTTCCAGGTGACGAACGCCGCCGTGGTGTCCATCGTGTTCGACCCGAACGTGACGGTGGCGACGCGAACTTGGGTTCAGAACAACGTCACCATTGGCGGCCTGCTGCCTGGCGGCACCACGCACCAGGTGCTGCGCAAGAAGTCGAACGCGAACGGCGACACCGAATGGGCCGACCCTACGGACGCGAACGTGGTGGTGCAGGTGGTGGACGAAACGCAGACGCTGGCGGCAGGGCAGGCGTCCGTCACGCTGGCCATCTGCACCACCGTGGGTTCAGTGGCGTTTGTCGAAGGCGTCAAGCTGCGCCCAGACCAATGGGTTCCGACCGACGCAACCCACGCCAATCTGGTGGGCGTGTCATTCACTGCCGGCGCGAAACTGGAAATCATCCAGAACCTGCCCGCTGGCAGCGTGCCGTATCCGCTGGTGCAGTCGCTGAACCTTTCGGACGTGCTGGACAAGGCCGCTGCACGTACGAATCTGGGCGTGTACAGCAAGGCCGAAGTGGACCAGCTGATTTCGGCTGGTGACATCAAGTATGTTCCGCGCAACACGGCACCGGCAGGCTGGCTGAAGGCCAACGGCGCCGCGATCAGCCGCACCGCCTACGCCAACCTGTTCGCAGTGATCGGAACCACGTTCGGCGCGGGCGACGGGTTCAACACCTTCAACCTGCCGGACCTGCGCGGCGAATTCATCCGTGGATGGGATGACAGCCGTGGCGTGGATTCGGGGCGCGCGCTGGGCACTTCGCAGTCTGGCCAGAACGCCAACCACAGCCACGGCGTCAGCGATCCTGGCCACACGCACCTGGAATGGCGGACGAACGGATATCCCGTTTCGAGTTACGCGGCGGGGAGCGGAAGCGCAATCGGATACGTGGACAGTGGCCAGGTTCCGAGCGGCAGCAGCACCACCGGCATCAGCATCAGCAGTGACGGTGGCAACGAAGCGCGCCCGCGCAATATCGCGCTGCTGGCGTGTATCAAATACTGAGGCGTTTAAACGATGAACACGAAGAAAGTCTATCAGTACGACAGCGCGGGCCTGTACGTGGGCGAAACACTGGCCGACGAAAGCCCGCTGGAACCGGGCGTGTACCTGCTGCCAGCCAGGACCGTGGAGAAGGCGCCGCTGACCGAGTGGCCCGCCGATAAGTGGCCGCGCTACAACGGCAGCGACTGGGTGCTGGTGAACAAGCCGGTTCCCGCAGCAGCGAACGACAACGCCGACCCGCTGGTGAAGCTGGCCGCGTTCCTGCAGGCCAATCCCGACGTGGCTGAACTCGTCAATAATCAGGGAGGTGTATGAGCCGAGTGCTTGATTTGTGGGCCGGTATGACTGGCACCGTTCTGGATTTCGCAGGGAGCGCGGCGCCGTCCGGCTGGATGATGTGTTACGGCCAGGCTGTCAGCCGCACCACCTACACGGCGCTGTTCGCGGCCATCGGAACGACCTACGGCGCGGGCGACGGCGCCACCACGTTCAACCTGCCGGACCTGCGCGGGCGCATCGCGGCTGGCGCGGACAACATGGGTGGTGCGGCAGCCAATCGCGTCCAGGCGTCCACCACGGCCACCACCACGAACGCCAGCGCGAACATTACGGTGGCATCGGCTGCGGGCCTGTCCACCGGCATGGCCGCTGTGGGCGCGGGCATCCCGGCTGGCGCCACCGTCACCGCGATCAACGGAACCACCGTCACGCTGTCCGCGAACTGCACTGCGGGCGCGGCGGGCGTGGCGGTTCGATTCTCTATGCTGGGCGAGCGCGCAGGCGCTGGGATCGGCTGGCGGTGCGCAGACGCATCAGCTGAACGCCAACCAGATGCCGAGCCACACGCACGGCGTGAAGGCCAATGGTTCTGCAGGTTCCCAGGCATTCCCTGCCAGCGGGGCCTGGGATGGCGTCAACATGCTGACTAGCACCGCAGCCGGTGGCGACCAGCCGCACCCGAATGTCCAGCCCACCATCGTGCTGAACAAGATCATCAAGACCTGAACTCGTTTCAGTTCAGCGCCAGGCCGCCTTCGGGCGGCTTTTTGTTCGGAAAACCCACAAGAGGAACGGCGCCAGTCTGGCTGGCACCATGCAGGCTAAATCTGATTTTCCACCCAAGGACTTCCCACAATGAGCTATCTGCATGGCGTTGAAGTAATCGACATCGACGCAGGCCCGCGCCCGATTCAGACCGTGGCCAGCGCCGTCATCGGCATTGTCGGCACCGCACCGGATGCACAGGCAGTCGCGCAGGCGACGCTTGGCACCGGCACCGTGGCCGCGAAAAACGCGCTGACGTTCACCGCCGTGCCGATTGGCGCGTTGGGCAACGGCATCACCGTGACCCTGGCGGACCCGAAGGCGAACAGCGCCGCGCTGGGCGTTGTCGTCACCGGCAAGGACATCGTGGTGAACCTGGCTACCAGCGCAGGTGGTGCGATCACCAGCACTGCGGCGCAAGTCATCGCGGCCATCACCGCGAGCGCGGACGCCAGCGCCCTGGTGGCGGTGGCGAACACCAGCACTTCGGACGGCACCGGCGCTGTGGCAGCTGCCGCGCGCACGTCGCTGGCTGGCGGCCTAGATGAAGCGTTCCCGCTGAACACGCCGGTGCTGATCGCTGGATCGGCTGCGCAGGCTGCGAAGCTGGGCGCCACCGGCACGCTGCCGCAGGCCCTGGATGACATTTTCGACCAGTGCGGCGCCGTGGTGATCGTGGTCCGCGTGGACGTGGGCGCAGACGATGCCGCGACGATGGCCAACGTGATCGGAGGCACCAATGCTGGCACCGGCAATTACGAAGGCGTGCATGCGCTGCGCGGCGCCGAATCCGTCCTGGGCTTCAAGCCGCGCATCCTGTGCGCGCCTGGCTTCACGCACCAGAAGACCGGCAGCACCGCGAACGCCGTGGTGGCCGAACTGCAGGGCATCGCTGACCGCCTGCGCGCCATCGTGATCGCGGACGCGACGGACGGAACCGATGCCGACGCGATCAACTATCGCGGTGACTGGGGCAGCAAGCGCATTTACTGCCACTATCCGTTCGACACGAAGCTGGACAGCCTGGGCAACCAGATCAACGTTCCGGCCAGCGCGCGCATCGCGGGACAGATCGCGTGGAGCGACAACGAACGCGGCTTCTGGTGGTCCCCGTCCAACGTCACCGTTAACGGCATCATCGGCACCGCCGTGCCGGTAGATTTCTCGTATGGTGACGAGAACTGCCGCGCCAACCTGCTGAACAGCAAGGAAGTGGCAACCACCATCCGCCAGGACGGCTACCGCCTGTGGGGCAACCGGACCTGTTCGGCTGATCCGAAGTGGGCTTTCCTGTCCGTGGTCCGTACCGCCGACATCATCAACGACAGCATCCTGGCGGCCCACTTGTGGGCGGTGGATCGCGGCATCACGAAGACCTATGTGCAGGACGTGCAGGAAGGCGTGCGCGACTTCCTGCGCAACCTGAAGGCCAAGGGCGCGATCATCGACGGCGACTGCTGGCTGGACAAAGACCTGAACACGCCGGATCAAATTGCCCAGGGCCATGTATACTGGGACTTCGATTTCAGCGCAGTAAATCCGGCTGAACGCCTGACGTTCCGCAGCCACCTGACCAACAAGTACCTGACGGAGATTTTCTAAAATGGGCGTCCGCGACGTAATCAAGAACTGGAACGTGTTCGTTGACGGCAAGGGCTACGCAGGCCAGGCCGACGAAGTGAACCCGCCGAAGCTGACGCTGAAAATGGAAGAATTCCGCGCTGGCGGCATGAACTTGCCCAAGGAACTGGACATGGGCATGGAGAAGATGGAAGCCGACTTCAGCCTGATTTCGTTCGACCGGCTGGTGCTGGCGAAATTCGGCGTGGCTGTCGGCCAGTCCTTCCCGTTCGTGTTCCGCGCCGCCCTGGAGTCCGATGACGGCACCACCACTGCTGTGGCCGAGTACATGCGCGGGCGCATCAAGGAAATCGACCCTGGCACGCGCAAGGCTGGCGAGAAGGCCACGCTGAAGGTGACGCTGGCCGTGGACTACTACAAGCTGGACCACGGCGGCATCACGGTGCAGGAAATCGACGTGGACAACATGGTGCATATCGTCAACGGCGTTGACGTGCTGGCCGCGCAGCGGGCCGCGCTGGGCAACTGATCCAACAACCCTGGCCAGCACCGCTGGCCAGTTTTCCGACGAACAGAACATTAGGGGTGAAGTGATGGCAGAAGTACAGACCGGCAGCGTGAAAATCCCGCTGCATACCGGCATGAAGATGGACGGCGCGCTGGTGAAGGAACTGACCATGCGCGAACCGACCGTGGACGACCAGCTGGCATCGCAAGCCGCTGGCGGTAGCGAAGCGGAACAGCAGGTGGTGATGATCGCCAACCTGTGCATGGTGACGCCGAAGGACATTCGCAGCCTGACGCTGCGCGACTACCAGCGCACGGTGGCCATGCTGATGGGTTTTATCGACTGAGCGCGGACTACTGCCTGGATGGGATACTGGCGCTCGCATCCCACACTGGCTGGGCAGAATCTGAAATTCGTTCAATGCGAGTTTCCCGTTTTCTAGCGTATCTCTCCCGACTGCCGAAGAAAGCCGATGGCTAACAAGAAACTTTCCGCCACCATCACCATCGGCGGCGCACTCAGCGGAACGCTGAAATCTGCGCTGGGCACCACGCAGTCCAAGCTGCAGGCCATCGGCAAGGAAATCGGGAACCTGAACCGCCAGCAAAAGCTAATCGGCGGCATCATCCAGGATCGGCTGCGCGAGGGGCGCGCGGTGGACCAGCTGCGCAGCCGGTATTCTGCGCTGACTACCACCGTGACGCGCCTGCGCGCTGAGCAGGACAAGCTGACAGCGGCCCAACAGCGCCGTGAGAAAGCCGCTGCGTTCAAGGAAAAGACCACGCGAGTTGGCGCCACCATGACGGCGGCAGGCGCCGTGATCGGTGCGCCGCTGGTGCTTGGTGTCAATGAATCGAAGCACTACGCGCAGGAACAGGCGCGCATCACCGCGCTGGGCCTGGGTGATGAAGAAAACAAAAAAGCCATCAAGTACGCCAAGGACATGAAGGCGTTTGGCGTCAGCCAGGTCCACAAGCTGGAACTGATGCGCGACGCCATGAGCGTGTTCGGGCACGAACACGAAGCGGAAATGGTGCTGCCGACGCTGGCAAAAATGAAGTTCGGCAATATGGCCGTGTTCGGCGCCGAGCAGGGCGGCCAGAACGCGCAGGCGTTCATGGACATGCTGAAGGTGATCGAGACACGCGGCGGCCTGTCCAGCACCGCCGAGTTCAACAAGCAGGCCAACATTATCCAGCGCGTGATTTCAGCGACTGGCGGGCGTGTCGGCGCGACCGAGTGGCGCCACTTCCTGCAGCAAGCGGGCCTGATCGGTAAGGGCATGGACAGCGAAGCATTGTTCTACACGATGGAACACCTGGTGCAAGAAATGGGCGGCGACCGCGCAGGCACCGGAATTTCTTCTCTGTACCAGTCGCTGTACCAAGGCACCAACAAGACGCGCAACGTGCGCAACATGGAAGCACTTGGCCTGATTGGCGATAAGTCGAAGGTGATTCACGACAAGACGGGCCAGACTTCGAAGCTGAACCCTGGCGCGTTGCTGGGCGCGGACCTGTTCCGTAAGGACATTTTCCGGTGGATGAACGAAGTTCTGCTGCCGCAGCTGGCCAAAAAAGGCATCAAGGACGATCAGCAGATTCTGGACACGTTCGGCATGATCGCGTCCAACAGCGTGGGAACGCGGTTCCTGGCTGAAATGTACCGCCAGCGCGAAATCATCGAGCGCAAGCGGCATACGAACGCCAACGCGCAGAGCATTGACGACCTGGTGCAGACTGGCCAGCAGTCGCCTGCAGGCAAGGAACTGGATGCCGAAGCGAAGCTGGCGGACCTGAAGCTGCGCGTGGGGCGTGACATTCTTCCTATCTACACGGCGGCGCTTGAGAAAGCTGCGGAGGCGCTGGAAGCGTTGAATGGGTTCGCGGAGAGGAACCCAAAGCTGACCAGCGCAATGGTGCTGGGGCTGGGCGGACTTGCCACAACGCTGGCTATTGGCGGGCCGCTGATGATCGGTCTGGCGTTCGCTCCGACTGCCTTGACGAATCTGGGCACGGCGTTCCGCTTCGTCGGGAATTCCGTGAAATGGATGGACGGAATTCTAAGCACCCGACTTGGGACGCTGCTGAAGGGCGCTACTGCAATCCTGCTTATAGCCAACGCTGGCGATTACCTAGCCGGGAAGTTCGGCGTTGGCGCGACGAAGGCGGACCAGGGCCAGGACGATAAGAACTGGGACCGGATGAACTGGTGGCAAAAGCTGCAGTCCGGCACGGCACGCGGTGTTGAACACGCTGGGCGCTTCATCGGCATGACGAACATTGCCGACCAGGCGCAGGCCGACCGCGTGAAGGCGGAAACCGATTACCTGAACCAGCACGGCGCGTTGCCGCAGATTCCGGCGCCCGCATCGCGCACCGGCACCACCGTGAACGACAATGCGCAGTTCCATTTCAACATCACGCAGCAGCGTGGGCAGTCGCAAGAAGACCTGGCGAAAGAAATCATGCGCGAGATCAAGCAGCAGCAGGGCGTCCGTAACCGCAGCGTCATGTTCGACCCGGTATCGCCATGAGTGGACCCACCGTTATGATGACGCTGGGTGATTTCCAGTTCGGGATCGCCACGGCGGCTTACCAGGAACTGGCCCGCGTCACGGAATGGCGCTGGCCAGCGCAGGAACGCTTCATGCAGGGCCAGGCGCTGCAGTATGTCGGCCCTGGCGGCGACACCATCGCGCTGCCTGGCGTGATCTATCCCGAGTATCGCGGCGGCCTTGGCCAGTTGGACGCCATCCGCGCGCTGGCGAACCAGGGCCAAGCGATGACGATGGTAAGCGGCACCGGCACCGTGATGGGCCGCTGGGTGGTTGAACGCCTGGAAGATAAGGGAACCATCTTCAGCCTTGACGGGCTGCCGCGTAAGCAGGAATTCGTGCTGGGCCTGCGCAAGTTCGATGAAACGGGCGTGGGCACGACCGCCGGCACCAGTAGCGCGGCCACCACGCTGGCCACTGTGGTGGACACCGCTACGCCGCTGGCGAGCGCGCAGGCGCTGACCAATTCGGCTGGCGGGACGTTCGCCAACATCGCGGGCACCATCAGTTCTTCGATGGCCGCCGTGGAAGCGCAGGCGTCCGCCATCGGAACCGCCGTCAGCGGCATCCTGCAGCCGATCAACCGCGCAATGGGCGTGGCCACCGGCCTGCAGAATTCTGTGGCAGACGCCAAGCGGCTGCTGGGTTCCGTCCCAACCGGCATCAGCGGCAAGGCATCGCTTTCAAAGCTGCTGAGCGCGGCGAATAACGCCGTGATGAACAGCAGCCAGGCGGGCGCCACCCTGAAGCGATCCTTGGGCGACCTGACGGCACTTGGCACCACCGCGCCGTCCGCGCTGCAGGCGGTGCAGACGGCCATGACGAGCGTGAACAAGCTGACCGTTGCGGCCACGTCGCTGCAGGGCCAGGCCAGCACCTTGCTGGGGAAAATCGGCGCATGACGACCTACACCACCAGGGCGGGCGATACCGCCGACTACATTGCGTTTAAGTATTACGGCGCTAGCACGCCGCAGGCTGTCGAACAGCTGCTGGCGGCCAACCCTGGCCTGGCTGATCGCGGCCCGATCCTGCCCGCTGGGGTGTCGGTGAACCTGCCGGTGATCGACACCGCCGCGAAAGCGGAAGGGGTGCGGCTGTGGGATTGAACCCGACCCGTCCGGCATTCCGCCTGACGGCGAACGACAAGGACATCACGGCGACCATCCAGGATCGCTTCCGCTCGCTGCGCCTGACCGACGAATCCGGCCTGTCGTCCGACATGCTGGAAATCACCCTGGCCGACCATGACCCGCAGAACCGCATCAAGCGGCCACCGAAGGGCGCCGAGCTGGAACTGTGGCTGGGATACGATGGCCAGGTGAAGCGCATGGGCCTGTTCGTCTGCGACGAATGGGAGCGCGGCGGCTGGCCTGGGTACGTCACGATTCGCGCCCGCGCCGCCGTGTACGACGAAACCACCAAGGGGAAGACCGACCTGCAGACGCAGAAGGTGCGCAGCTGGCCGAACGGCATCAAGCTGGGCGACATGGTGGCGAAGATCGCCAAGGAACATAGCATGCAGCCCGCCGTGGCGTCCGCCCTGGCGGGCATCGCGCTGCCGCACTACGACCAGACGGAAGAATCCGACCTGTCATTTTTGCTGCGCATCCTGAAGCACTATGACGCCATCGTGAAGCCAGCGGGCGGCAAGCTGGTGGTGGCCAAGCGCGGCGACAGCAAGACCATCAGCGGCGACGACCTGCCCACGGTGACGCTGGACGCCACCGACATCACAGACTGGCATGTGAACCAGTCCGAGCGCGAATCGCCTGGCACGGTGGTGGCGTACTGGCACAGCACGCCGCAGTCCCACCGGAACGAAATAAGCGTGGGGAGTGGCGACCCGGTGACGCGCATCCGGCATTTCTTCCCGACCGCAGACGCCGCCACGAAGGCCGCCCAGGCGGAACTGGACAAGCGCACGCGCCAGCGGAATCGGTTCAGCGGAAGCCTACCTGGCAACCCTGACCTGATGGCGGAAGCCCGTCTGGTGCTTACCGGCTTCGGCGTGGATGACGTGGATGGCGAATGGCTGCTGAAGCGCGTGGAACACGAACTGGACGCCGCTGGCGGATACCGCTGCCTAGTGGAAGCTGAACTGCCGAACGATGCGGCAGAGTGACGCAGCGTGAACCCGCGTGGGCCGCGTAAGCAACGCGCAAAGTGCACCCTGTGGGGCACCCTGGCCAGGCAAGCGCACCCGATCCGCATGCATGAAAAAGCCCAGCAAGTCATTGACCTTGCTGGGCTTTTTAACTGGTGGGCGCACTAGGGCTCGAACCTAGGACCCGCTGATTAAGAGTCATCCTGCGCCACATAACCAGCGCCCACCGCCGTTCATCACACATCACGCCAACACATTGAACTGATTTGCGTTTTCCCAGCGTGGCTGGCAAAGCGCGGCGGGATCGTTCAGCCGTTTCACATTGACAATGGTACACCCTGCGGTACACCCTGCGCCCTGCTATCGGACCCGCAGGCGAAGGGCAAGCACATGCTGACGGACAGGCAGATTCAGGCCGCGATTAAGGCGGTTCAAACCGAAGTGACGTTGAACGATGGGGCAGGTGGGCGCGGCACCGGCAGCCTGAAACTGGTGGTGCGCAAGCTGAAGGACGGCAGCGTTGCGGCCACCTGGTTCGCCAGCTGGAAGGCGGACGGCCAGCGCGCCAAGAAATCCATTGGCCGCTATCCCGACATGACGCTGGCGCTGGCAAGGCAGAAATTCACGGCGGAAGTCAGTCCAGTCATCCAGGCTGGCAAGAACCCGAAGGCGATGGCCAGCGCCGCCGACAAGCCAACGGTTGAACGGCTGTTCCAGGGCTATCTAGCCGCGATGCGGGCCAATGGCCGCGCGTCCGCTGACGTGGTGGAACGCGCGCTGCTGGGCGGGGAGTTCAACGCGGCGGACGGCCTTGGCAGGCAGCGCCTGGCTGGCGAGATCGACGCCAGCGACGTGTCGGCCTATCTGGCGAAAGCGTACAGGCGCGGCAGCCGCGTGGCCGCCGACCGCACCAGGTCCTATCTGTCGGCAGCGTTCAACTGGGGCATAGAAGCCACGCACGATTACCGCGCCGAGCAGCGCCAGGATTGGGGCATCAAGCTGAACCCTGCGGCGCAGGTTCCGCGCGACATGGACGCGAACACCGCGCGCGAACGCAATCTGGCTGCAGGCGAACTGGCAGCACTGTGGCACGGCATCGGCGGCAAAGGCTTCGCACTGGAAACCACCTGCGCGGCGCGGCTGCTGATCGCCTGCGGGCAGCGCGTGCGCGAAACGCTGCGCGTGGAGGGGCGCGAAGTGGACCTGGTAGCGGGACGGTGGAACATGCCTGCAGAGAAAACCAAGGGCGGCAAGGCGCCGCACACGGTCCCGCTGCCGCCGCAGGCCATCGAAGTGTTCCGGCTGCTGAAGTCAGTTCATGGCGATGGTCCGCTGTTTCCCGCAAGGCCGAACGGGCGCAACGCCGACCAGCGCGGCGACTACATGAGCGACGGCGCGGTGAACCGCGCGCTGCGCCGCTGGGCGCTGGCTGCAGGCATCGAACCGTTCCAAGCGCGCGACATGCGCCGCACCTGGAAGTCTCGTGCAGCTGACGCTGGTGTGGACCGCTTCACGCGGGACCTGATCCAGCAGCACGCGAAGAACGGCGACACCGGCAGCCGCCACTATGACCGCGCCGACTACCTGCCGCAGATGCGCGAGGCGATGGCGAAATGGGGCGTATGGCTGGAAAATGTTGTGAACAAACAACAACATGGAGTTGCGGCTTGATGGCATAATGGCCGTTCGCTGAATGCAAAAGTAAGCGGCGCGTTCCTGGCGGTGTAACTGTACGGGTGACAGCCGGAATAGACGGCACCGAATTCAACAGGCCGATGCGGGAAACCGCAGAGTTTGCAGGCGCGAACGGTCTAGCGATCCTGCCCCGAACCAGGCGGTGTAATCCGTGTGAGCCACCGACACAGACCTGGGATAGTTCATGGCCACGGGACGGCGTGTAATCCGTCCAAGAACATGGAAGCGTGGCTGAGTGGCCGAAAGCAGCGGCTTGCTAAGCCGTAGGTCCGCAAGGGTCCGCAGGTTCGAATCCTGCCGCTTCCGCCAGAAAGACTGGATGGCTTCGCCCTTCAAGACGGTCTTTGTAAATGTCTACCAAGGGTCAGATGGTGAACTGAGCCTACACCCGACTGGCCGCCGCAAGCGGCCACCGAACACCTTAAACGTGAATGCGGCTATGACGCGGGAAGCCCGCCGAGCCGCGCCGGAAACCGGCACAAGAAACCCGCCTTCACGGCGGGTTTTTCGTTTCACTGGTCCGTATCCTCATCGCCACCGGATTCGTCCGCGCCGTCCACTTCCATAGCACCGTGGACCGGGCAGCAGGCGCCCAGCTTTAGCGCCCACTTCTTCGACAGGCGCACCGTGTAACCGCACGGCTGGCCATCTTCACCTGGCGCCTGGCAGCTGGCCTTCAGCATGCGCGTGGATTGCTTCGGTTTGGCGTTGCTGCTGCCCTTTTCCGGCACGTCCGCGCCTTCGTCCTGCGCGCCTTCCGCGCCGCGCTGCGGGGCAAGGATGATCCGCGCATGCGGCAGCTTGCCTAGCTGATCCAGGTAAGGCTGCACCCATTCCATGAACGCAGGCCCTGGGGTAGTGGCTGTCATCGGGCCTTTCAGGCCAAGCGCCAGGGCCACTTTCTTGAAATCGCCTTTGTGGCCGCATTCGAATCCGACTGCTGCATGGGTGAGTTCATGCGCGAGCGTACCGGCCACCGTCATGCTGTCGTCCAGGATCGGCGCGCAAAGGATTTCGAAAGCGCCATCTGCGCTTCGCGATGAATGCCAGCATTCACCGCCTATGTTGCTGACGCGGCCTGCGCCAGTCCAACCAACGGACACGCGGAATTTCGGCAGCGGGAAGCCAAGTTCTTCGAAGCGCGGCGCCATCTTGGCGGCCAGTTCATTCAGCCAGGTTTCACGGTTCATAATTGCCTTTCATGTTGTTTAAACGATGTAGGCAATTCTACGTTGTACTTCGTTTAAACACAATAAAGGCAAGTAAAAAGCCCGCCGAAGCGGGCTGGTTGTTGCGCGAATACTACGGTTAGAATGGAATGTCGTCATCCATATCCGAGAAGTTCGGCGCCGGACGCTGTGCGGGGCGCTGCGCACCACCACCTACAGGTGGGCGCTGGGCGGGCGGGTCGCCTTCGCTGCCGGTATCATCACTGCCGCCGCTAGGGCCGGAACGGACCATCTGCATGCTTTCCGCGACGACTTCGGTGGCGTAGCGTTCGATGCCGTCCTTGTCCGTGTATTTCCGCGTCTGCAGGCGGCCTTCCACGTAGATCGTGCCGCCCTTCTTCATGTACTGGCCGACGAGTTCAGCCAGGCGCCCGAAGAACGAAATGCGATGCCATTCCGTGTAGTCCTTCGCTTCGCCAGTGTTCCGGTCCTTGGTGCGGTACGTGGTCGCCACGCTGATGTTGGCGATGGCGTCACCGCTGGGCATGTACCGCATTTCGGGATCGCGGCCCAGGTTCCCCATGATGATGACTTTGTTGACGGATGCCATGATGTGTTTGCTGTCCTATGAAAATGCGGCCACCGTTGCCAGTGGCCGCAGGTTGGTGAAATTACTTCAGGCGGTGCGCGCGCCGCCCAGCTGCTGGTTATCGTTCGCAGCTGCAGGCGGACTTCCGCCAGAGTCGCGTTCCAGTTCGATCACGGCACCTGCCAGATAATTGATGGCGCCCAGCAGTTCGGCCACCGCGCGATCACGCGGCAGGCGCTTGCTTTCCACCGTCTTCTTCATGGCCTGGTACAGAAAGCCGTCCACGCTGCCCAGCATCGCGTTGATGGCCGTCATGGGCTGCTTTTCGAACGGCAGCGCATTGGCGTGCCGTTCCGCTCCCTTGCCGAAGGCGGCCTGGGCGAAGGCGCGGCGCAGCACCAGCACCAGGGATTCGTACCCGATGGCCTGCAGCGCGGTAGTGCATTCGCGGGCATTTGCGCTGGACAGAAATTCTTTCAGTGGTTCGTTGTTCATTTTCATTTTGCCTTCAGGCCGAAATTGCTTGCTCTGGTTGGTTGTCGTTGGCGGCGTGCATGTTCTTCCGCTCCCATTCCAACACGCCTGCGATGGGGTACAAGACGCGCCCGCCGATCTTCACGAACGGCGGACCTTTCTTGTTCTTGCCCGAACGCCAATTGCACAGCGTCCCTTTCACCACGATGCCGTTCCAGCGTTCCACCAACTGGTCGGCGGTGAAGTGCACGGCTACAACCTGGTTCATTTGCCTGTCATGCTCCCTTACGCTGCGGGCTGGGCGGAACTGCCCAGCACCCGGTCGTTCAGTTCGGCCACCGCCTGGCCGCCTTCGTTGGCGTTGCGGCGCTGGGTGTCGAAGCCTTCGGCGGCGCGCTTCAGTTCATCCTTGAATGCTTCGCCTAGGGCCTTCTGGATTTTCTTAGGTGTGGCGGCCCACGCGGCGCCGAGCGCGGCCACGCCCTTTTCCGTCACCGTGCGCAGGCTATTGCGGTGGCGCTCCACCTCTGGGTCCTGCGATTTCGCGCCGTCCACCCAGTCGCGCAGCGCCTTACCCGCGTCCGCCGTCAGGTAGCCTTGCGCCCACTCGCCAGTCTTTCCGAAGATCGGTTCCAGTTCGGCGGGGCACTTCAGGACCTGGCGGGCCTTGCCGCCGTCCCACAGCATCAGCGATGCCGTCAGTTCGAACGTGAAATTCTTTTCGCAGATCGGCAGCACGCCCTGCGATTCGAACACCGTTTTTCCGGTGGCCTGGTCCTTCACCGGCTTGGCTTTTTCGCGGGCGCGCATGCAGACGATGACGTGCATATCCGACTGCAACAGCGCGTTCATGAACGCCTTGTGCTGTGCCTTGGCTTCGTTCCAGCGCGGGATTTTCGGATTGCCCGCGTTGGCGATGTCTTCGCAGCCGCCCTGGCCTTCCCATTCGTGCGACACCGAATCAATCACCAGCACTTCGATGCCGGTTTTCTGGAACTCCAGGATGGCTTCCTTGTACCGCTGCGGGCTGAAAGGCGCGTACAGATCGCCAATCAGGAATTTCTGCACCTGGCCGTCCACCGTCAGCACGTTGGCATACAGGCTGCCGCGCCGGTTCTCAGTGTCCAGCAGGCCGACTTTCTTGCTGTTGTAGTTCGCCAGGCCAAATGCCAGCTGCAGCGCGGTGAACGTCTTACCACCGCCCGACAGCGCAGCCAGGCCGATGACCAGGCGGGCGCCTTCGCGTTCCGCTTCCCGAATATTGATTACGCTCATAGTGCGTTTTTCTCCCTAGTTGTGAACTTGATTTAGGCCGCGCTGACCAGCTGCGCGTGTTTCGTGAATTCGTATGCCGGGACGCGCAGCGGCTGGATTTTCTCGCCGTAACCAGGCCACACGCCGCTGCGGTTGCAGGCCGCGTACTTGCGCAGCGCGTCGCGGTACAGGTTGCGGCCCAGCGTCACGCTGCTGATGTACGGAACCTTTTCACCGGCTTCCGTCAGGATCGCGTCATCTTCGTCCAGCACATAGACGGCCACGCCTTTGGCAACGCCGTTGACCACGCACGCGGATTTCTCGACCGCCAGGAACACGAAGCCGCGCACTTTGTCGGCCTTCATCCAGGACGGCTTGCGCTTGCTCTGTTTCAGCGCCGCGTTCACGCCGTCCACGTAGTACGGATGCTGGACGTGGTAGCGCCAGTTCGCCACCGACTTGGCGAAGCCAGCAGGGCTGGCGTCTTCGGTGGTTTTTACGTCCACAATCAGGCCGTCTTCGCGCCAGAAGTCAGGGCGGCAGCGGCACAGTTCGCCAGTTTCTTCGTCCACCCAGTACACCGACTGTTCGGCCCTGCCGGGAACCGCCGTCAGCAGCGCGCGGGCTGCAGGGTGGGCCATCACCGCGTCACGCATGCGGTGCAATTGGTCCCATTCTTCCGGCTCCAGGACGGTGCGGTGGCCGTTGTTGGCGAGCCATTCGGCCTTCACGTCCTTCCACAGCCGCACCGGCTGGCCGTTCTCGCGCAGGATCGCTGCCAGCTGGTCCATCGTGCCGGTGGTGGGCAGCAGGCCGTGGCGGGTTTCGTTCAGGGTTTCAATGTGCGTTTTCAGTTCGGCCTGGCTGGCGGCCTGCAGATCGTTGCGCACATGGTCCGTGCGCACCGATTCCGGCAGGGCATCGAAGATGCGCGCTGCCAGTTCTTCTTTTTTGCCGCTGGCCGACAGCTTTGGCAGCCGCCCTTTGTTCAGTTCTTCCACCATCTTCACCAGCTGGTCGCGGCTTTCGATGGCGTCCGGCACGTCCGACTGCCGCAGGCCAAGGCAGTACGTTTTCACGAACTCTTCCGGTTCCAGGATCAGCGCGTGAAACGCCGTACCAATGGCCTGCGCCGCTGTCGGCCCGTTGTCGTTCGCAGCGGTGCGCATGTGGAACAGGTGCAGCGGGCTGCGTTCGGCCAGCACGTCCAACATGGATTTGCTGACACCGGCGCCGCCGTGGTAGTCGGCATTGGAAATGCCGTCATAGATTCCAGGTTGCATAGGACTCCCTAGTAAAAATTCTTGTTATTGATAGTTGCACGCAGTGAACTACGATGAAGCACCGTGAATTATAATGTAGTTTCGTTGATTTGGCGCAAGTTTCACCGGAGTATGTCTACTGTTCGCAACCTTACATATGCATAACAGCGGGCAACGGAACGCACAAGCGGTTCATTTCAAAAAATCATCTGCGTTTTCACTTCTGCGATTCACTATTTTTTAAGCTGCAGTCCGCCTGATGGTTGAATCAACCATTAGGCGAGTACCAAGAACGAATAAGGAACATTTAACCAATGTGGATAAGTTCGGAATGTCCTTGATCCGGCTTAGAGATTACCAATCCGGCCTTGTCACGGAGACTGGCCAGGCACTGCGGCGCGTCCGTCGCGTGGTGGTTGTGCTTCCACCAGGCGGTGGTAAAACTGTGATCGCGGCATTCATCGCCCAGCGATTCGCCGAACGGAACCAGGCTGTCTATTTCAACTGCCACCGCTCGGAATTGCTGCGACAGACCAGCGGCACGTTCACGAACTGCGGGCTGCCGCACGGCTTTATTGCCGCAGGCCAAAAGTACAGCGACGCGCTGACGCAGGTGTGCAGCATCGACACGCTGAAGCGCCGCCTGCAGAGCGTGCCGGAACCCAAGGTGGTGATATGGGACGAGTGCCACCACATCGGCGCCGCTGGTTGGGCCGCGATCATGGCGGCATGGCCGAACGCTTATCACATCGGCCTGACGGGCACGCCGTGGCGCCTGGATGGCAGCGGGCTGGGCGTCTGGTTCGAAGAAATGGTGATCGGTCCGACGCCAGCGGAACTGATCGCCTGGGGCAACCTGTCACCGTATGAGATTTACGCGCCGAGTGCGCCGGATATGAGCAAGCGCCGGATGGGCGGCGACTTCGTGAAGGCCGAAGCGGCTGCGAAGATGCCGAAGCTGACGGGCGACATGATTGAGCACTGGCGCAGGCACGCCAGCGGCATGCGCACCGTGGGCTATGCGCCGACCATCGCCACGTCCAAGCACTTCGCGGCGCAATTCAATTCAGCGGGCATTCCGGCAGCGCACCTGGATGGCGACACGCCGGACGACGAACGCAGGGCAACCATTCAGGCTTACGCTGACGGCGCCGTGCTGGTGCTGTGGAACGTGGGCCTGTTCGGTGAAGGCTTCGACCTATCGGCATGGGCTGGCCGTCCGGTGACGATTGACGCGGGCATCCTGGGCAATCCCACCACGTCGCTGTCGAAGTACCTGCAGGAAGCCATGCGCCCGATGCGGCCCGCGCCAGGCAAAGTGGCTGTCCTGCTGGACCACGCGGGCAACAGCATGCGCCACGGCTTCCCTGACGATGAACACGAATGGACGCTGGAAGGCAGGCCGAAGGGCAAGGCTGCGAACGACAACGGGCCACCGCCACCTGTGACGTGCGGCGAATGCTTCCGGCAGATACGGCGCCCGCTGCCGCCGTGCTGTCCTGGGTGCGGCAAGGACCTGCAGGCAGAAGCGGCGCCCGTCATCAAGGTGGCGGCAGGGACGCTGCACAAGGTGACGGAAGCCGAGAAGAAGCAGCAGCGCGCCGACAAGAAGCAGGAAACGAAGGACGCAAAGACACTGGATGCGCTGATCGCGCTGGCCATGAAGCGCGGCTACAAGAACCCGCTGGAATGGGCGCGGCACGAAATGGGGCGCCGCACTGCGTGGCGGCTTCGCGCATAAGAACTCATCAGTTAATTACAAATAGATATAAGAAGCGTTGTGAAATTGATTCAGTGTTCACTTGCGGGAATATTTTCGCCCGGTCTATAATTTCTGCCAAGCAGCAACCGAACCGGACGGTTTCCGTACAACAACACTAAGGGGAAGTCATGAAACACACTCGCATTCCGCAAACCGAAGTCGCCTTGGCCGCGATGGCTGCGCGTAACGAAGCCCGCGTGGAAATCGTCAAGCGCGTCATGGGCGTGAACTACGCCTGCCATCCGGCGAATCGCGTTCAGCGCCGCGATGCTAGGCCCGCCATGCCGTTTCACGTCATCGTCACGGACGCGCTGCACCCCGGCCTGGCGATCCTGCGCGCTGGCCCGCGTCCCGAAGACTGCGCTGTGATGAGCTTCCGCTACCGCTAAGCGTGGCGCGCTATCACTGCCGCTGCCGCGAGTGCGAGGCGCGGCGAGTGTTGCCGAAGAAGCCGGATGAATATTTCAAGTGGAGCGTGAAGAAGTGTGATTTCGTGAACTTCGTTCCACCGTGTAAAAACTGCGGCGCCAAGAATTACCGCATTGACAAGTGGATGAATCAGCGCGATACGCGCAAATCGAAATGTGATTGCGCGGGATATGTTCACATGACGCGGCGCGAATGGCCGCACCGGATCGGCAGCCTTTACTGCTGGTATCGCAAGGACGGCGCCCAGCGAATGCCTGGGGATGCCGATTTCAGAGACTTTCACATGGAGCAAGAATGTCAGCCAACCTCAAGCCTTCCTATCGCGGCCTGATCGACGCGAAAATTATTAAACGAACGGACAACGGCATGGCCGTGCTATTCGACCACCTGCGCGTTCGGCCAGGCTTTAACTTCCGCGACACGACCGTGGAAGACTACGAAACCG